GGCACTGCATCCATCCCCTGTTAACTAAAAATGCAAGCACAGCAGCAGAAAAACGCACCATACTCAAAATGAGATGCGGTGCGGCAATGGCTCGTTGCTGATCCATGACTGAGGCAGCAATACCGACAAGTCAGCCCCATGCTCGGGCAAGTTGGTCACGCCACAGGCGATAGCCCACTCCTCGTCAGTACAAATGCCGCCAGCAGCTTCTGCCAATTCGCGCCACACACCTTCTTGCATGCCGGTGCACGGCTCCAGCGTAATGTTTCGAACAAACTCTTGCAATCCTTCCTCATCGGGCATGCAACCCTCGCTTCGGAAGTACATCTGCCGGAGTCTGCTCTCATTTCCTTTCCCTATTCGGCCTGTTCCTCTCTTCCAAAAATTTGCAACAGCGACCCAGAAATTATACATGGGCTCCACGTCTTTGAACGCACTCGCCATACAATGAGCATTGAGACGCTCAATGTGGGGGCGATCTCCGGGTGGGATATCAGCAGTGCACCAAGACTTGGTAGTCAAAGCACGCCGAATCTCCGGGCACATCACTGTGTCCGAGCCACACTGCACAACTTTGTCGCCTTTCACCAGGCCACACCAACCAACAAAAGTGACCACGCCCCCGTCCTCAGGGACAACGATCTTGGGCATCCAACCACGCCTTTTAAGGAATTCGACAACTGAGGACATGTCTAGCTCCTCGTCTGTTGACAGCACAGTATCATCACCTTCGAACGCAAAAGCGACCGTGTAGTAACGACCATCGCGCGCAGACTTATAACGGGTTGGGCCCCCTCGATTGCGACACAGTTCAATGATAAACTCCTTATAACCCGCAGGGTCAACCAAGTACTCCACCCATGCCAAGAAGTTCTGCAAATAATTGCCAGATGAGGTGATCCTGTCACCACTGTCACGAATAGGCTTAGGCAAGCGCAAAGTGAAGGTACACTTCTCGCCCGCCGCGTCGACGTAACGCATAACCCACGTGACCTTCTTGGTCCTCTCGTCGAGCATCCGCTCAAAATCTTCAGCTGATACTTCTTCATCGAGCCCCATCAACTTAATGATGTGGCGAAGTATCGCGACCTCAACGGCTTTGAAACGCCTTCCAATGCCAAAATCAAAGGAGCTAAGATCGTTTTCAATGATCTTGCCACTTATCAACGACAGGTTGGCGAACACTTCCTGGATCGCGGCCTTCTTCAGC